AAGACGATCACACGGCATTGCCGCTGCACAAAGTGCAGATGTGGGAATGCCTGTCGGGGTCCATTGAAGTCTGGCGCAAGGACCAACTCTCCGACGTGCCGGTGCTGGTGAACCTGGGCAAAGGTAATCCAACAATCGGCGGTCATTACTGGTTCACGATTGACTACCTCCCAGAATCCCAAGGTTCCGGCACCTTGGACATTGGCGATTGTGAGCTACTCGAAGAACACAAAGAGGGCAATGTCATCAAACTCGCCAACGGCCAAATTGCCATCTATCCGAACAACAGGCTCAAGTGGCTTCCAGTTTCGCTGACCGGCAAAGACGCAGCCGCAACCATCCCAGGCTGGAGTGTCGCGACAAACGCTCAGTGGGACGAATGGTGGTCTGACTCGGACGAGATCTTGGGCGATGCCAAGTGGGCGTATTGAGGGGAAATTGATAGAGTTAAAAACTACGAACCTGAGAAGAGATGAAAGATATAGCAATACTATCACCAATTAACAAACAAGCCGCAATGATGTTGGCTAAGGCTCCTTGGTGGGCATACCCTCCAGAGGATTCAAAGAAAGAGATTATTAAAGCCTTTGAAAGGGTGTCTGTTGATAAACTTGTTGACGTTACTCAAGAGCCTCCCAAAGAAACTAAAGATAGGCGAGGAGAGGTATTGTTTTGGGCTGACGGAAGAAAGGCTGTTATTGTTGGTTTTTGCCACAAGGATAGACAAACTATGTTTAGAAGCGAGGAGGCTATGATCAAACGATCAGAGGAGCACGGCAGATACAAGGGGGATAATTTTAATTCGTCTAAGCGCCTGTTTGAAACACGGTCGGCTAATGTTTGGTGGTCTTTGAGTGAAGGCGACTTTTATCCCATAAAATGGAAAGCTCCATCTTGCCGTAATTGGAGAACACAAGAAGAAATGGACAGAGGCAATGCACCAAAGAAAATGAAGTGGGACATAAATCCAGCCAAATGACACAACCACCCACAACCTAGGATCTTCTAGCCTCGCAGGAATTAAACACGGAAATGAAACCTATGAAGACCAACAGCGCCTTAATTCGGCTTCCGAATGACGTGGCCCGCTGTGATGGCGTAGGATTCGATGAAAACGGCAGTTGGGACTGGCGCGAAGGCTGTGAGACGTGTTTACGCCGCACTGCTCCACGCGGAGATATGATGCTCATATCGTTCATCCATCCGCCTGCGATTGTCGCTTTTGAGTGCGAGTTCCTCATTGAGCCGGACAGCAATAAGTGTAGGCAATCCCTGACCTGACTACAAAATGACAACGAATACCAATCTGCATTGGGCGCAAATCATGGCCCGCGACGTAAAGCGAAAACTGATGGTGATGCCGTCCAATAATTCCAGCGCAATTGTCCATTATTGGTCAGGTCGTTACGATGGCCGCATCGGCTGGCTTGTTGGCCCATCCGCAATGAAGAAAACAAAACTTCGCCCGTGGATGCCTTTTGCGCTTGATAACGACGCCTTTGCAAGTTGGACAACGGGCAGACCGTGGGATGAAGCGGCATGGCTGGCAATGTTGGGCAACGTGAGAGCGCAGGGACTAGCCCCGAAATGGGTGCTTGTGCCAGATGTCGTGGCAGACCGTGAGGCCACGCTAAAGAAGTGGGAACAATATGCGCCTATCGCAGCTCGCTACGGCTGGCCGCTGGCAATAGCCGTTCAAGATGGTATGACACCCGCAGACATCCCGGCAAATGCAGACATCATTTTTATTGGCGGCACAACCGAGTGGAAATGGCGCTCTCTGCCAATGTGGGCGCGAACCGGCGCTCGCGTGCATGTAGGCCGAGTCAATGAAGTCGAAAGGCTCCACATCTGCGAGCGCTGGCGCGTCGAGTCAGTGGATGGCACTGGTTGGATGCAAGGTACCGAAAACGGCAGGCAAGCAAAAGCGCTTGGCAAATGGTTGGCAGGACTGCTTGATCCACCACGCGAATTGGGCCTTGCAGCATAAACTTTGACTTCTTGCCACTGGTTCCGCATCATTACCTATGCCAGCACTCAAAAACCAAAAACACGAAGCCTTTGCGCAAGCGGTCGCACTGGGCATGTCTGCTGTCCAGGCTTACACCGAACACGTCAGCAATGGCAAGTGCTCGTATGAAACGGGTAAGACCGAGGGGAAAGCGCTGGCTAAGCATGTCGGCGACAGGATCGCAGCACTGAAGGCGAAAGTATCGGAGGCAGCTGATAAGAGATTTGGACTTACGAAGGATAAGTGGCTCGATCGACTCGAAGGAATCGCTGGGAAGGCCGAGGAGATCGGCGACTTTTCTGCCGCGACCGGTGCCCTTCGTGAAGTCGGCAAAGCGTCAGCTTGGTATGCTCCAGATGAGGTGAAGCACTCTGGCAGCGTGGAGATCCCTGGCTTGTCTGAGGCGATTGCGGCCACGTTTGGAAGGAAGTAAGACCACACTACATGAAATACATTCGACTTACGATTACATTGCCACATAACCGCAATAATCTCGCTGCAATTAACCGGCTGACTGACAAGGCTCCCGATATTCTTGGTCGCATCAAATCCATCAATCATGCCAGCGTTACACATGAAACGGTTATTATCACGAAGCCTTTACGCAGACGTATAGAGCAAAAGCGCAAATAAACGCTCGGCCCCTCCCACGGCCCTCCCCAAGGGGGGGGTAAGGCCGTAATGAAGCCTGTGACGCTGGCGTGCTGGTCCGTGAGTGCCTAGCAATCCGCTCGCTCGTCGCGTCTGTCGGTGCCGTTGTAGCTGTCAGCTGCTCACGAACGGCAACCGTGCGACAAAAAGGCGGAACTCGGCGCAGGATGTCAACTGCTGGTGCTTGCTTTTTGGGAATGAGTTCCGCCTCGTGACCCTGTGATCCCGCCCGAACAAATCGCCGCCTGCCTCGCCTCCAAAGAATGGAGAATGCGGAACCTTTACCAGATCCTGCCGGAAGATGATGCCGACGGTGGCATGATCCCGTTCGTTTTGCGCGGCGAACAGGAACAATACCTGCGTGAGCGCCACAGCCGCAACATGACGCCGAAGGCCCGAAAGCTAGGCATGTCCACGTTGATCGTGCTCGACTACCTGGACGAGTGCCTGACGACGCCGAAGACGCACTGTGCTCACGTCGATTTCAAGGAGGACGATGCCTTCAAAAAGCTCGACATCGCCCGCGCTGCGTGGAAAGCCGGGCCGCTGCATCCCAACCCGGTCATTGCCGCGTGCTGGCGACAGATCCACAAGGTCAATCCGCTGGCGAGCGATGCGCAGGGCTGCTTGAACTGGGCAAATGGATCGAGGCAGGAAGCCGGAACAAGCTTCATGGGTGGCACACCGCGCCGTCTGCATTGGTCGGAGGCCGGGCCAATGTCTGCGCAGGCGCCAGATCGGGCCAGGAAGGTCAAACGCGGCTCGCTCAATGCCATCGGCGCTGCGGGCATCATCGACATCGAGACGACAATGGAAGGCGGCGAGGGCACCATTGCCCGCGACATCTTTGATCTCGCTCTTTCGATGGTGGGAAAGCCGCTCACGCGCATGGACTGGCGGCTGCATTTCTTCGCGTGGTTCGGCCATCCCTCCTACGACCTGCCAGGACACGAGCCAGAAAAGCCGGAGACGCTGGCTTACATGCGCGAGATGCAGGAGAAGCATGCCATCATCCTGCCTGCTTCCAGGTGGGCATGGTATGAGAAGAAAAAGGCGGAACAGAAGGACGACATCTGGACGCAGTTCCCGACCGTGGCGCATGAGTGCGTGAGGTCGATTGTCAGCGGCCAAATCTTCCCTGGCATGGTGACGATCAAAAGCGGAGGGCGCATTCGCTCGCTTGCCATTGAATCGAAATACCCGCTTTCGACCTTCTGGGACATCGGCAACGACGGCTTAAGTTGCTGGCTTGGACAGCAGGCTGGGCGCGACATCCTCTGGCATCGGTTCCGGTTCACCACCGGGCAAGGTGCCGTCATGGCAGCGGAATGGATTCGCCAGCTTGAGCAGGAAGCCGGGAAGAGCATCGCCAAGCACTTCTTCCCGCATGACGTCGATTACCGGGACAGAGGCTATTCCAAGACCTACCGTCAGCAGTTGACGGAAGCAGGCATTCCCAACCACAAGATCATCACGGTGCCCATCGCTGGCGACAAGTGGGACGGAATCAACGCCGTTCGTGACCGGCTTCCGCGCATGTGGTTCGATCCTGCTTGCGAGGCGCTCCAGGTCGATGAGTTCGGTGAATCGCTGCCTTCGGGCATTGGCTGTCTGTCCAACTACCGGACGCAGCCCAAGGCCGCGAGCGGTGCGCTTCGAGCACTGCCATTGCACGACATCAACTCGCACGGCGCTGACGCTATGATTACCTTTGGCGCAGCGGATGAGCAGGGATTCATCAACAGCAACCTGGAGGCCGACGACAAGCCACGAGAACGCCGGAGTGGAGCAACGAAATTCAGCTTCGTGGGCAGACGATGACTCCGATTGAGCAAGTCCGCAGGCTTTACCGGCTGCATCCCGGCATGAACTTTGATCAAGATCTCGCGGCTCACTTCGAGCGTGGTTATGTGGTATCGACTCCGCAGGCATTCGGCATGGCTCGACCTGTGCGCCGTGATTGGGAGCCGGGCAGGCTAAACGATCCGTGGGACGTGGAGCCGTTGGAGAGCGCCGACTGCTGGTTTCTTTGGGTGCTGGCTGGCGATTTAAGCGTGGCCGCTCGGTGGCTACCGCAAGCCCTGCCTTGGCTTGGCTTTGCCCGGCGAGGTAAGGCGGCGAGGTTTGCCAAAGCTTCCAACCTGCTAAACAAAGCGCTTGCAATTCCTGGGCGAGTTCCGCCCTAAGTTGTCCATGCGGACAATCTCACTCTTCGCCTTCCTGCAAAAGTGCCTCCTTGGCTGGCCTCTTTATTTCGGCGGCGGTGGTGGCGCACCACCTGCTCCAGTCGCGCCACCTGAACCTGCGCGAGTCGCCGCTCCTGTGCGTGCCGACTCCCAAGGAGCAAAAAGAAGCGTCAAGGCCGCAAGCAAGCGCCGCATCGGCGGCATGGACGCCATGCAAGGCGACGTGCTAGGCAGCATGAGCCGCAACCGTGGCTTTACATCGACCCTTGGCGGATCAGCCCAAGCATACACCGGTGAAGCCTGAACCTTCTAACTCTGCCCAAAAAGCAGAAAAGCTAAGCAAGCGGTGGCAGCAAATGCAGGCCGACCGAATGCCGTGGCTTGTCCAGTGGCAGGAGATCGCCGACCTGATGGCTCCACGCTCGGCTGGCATCTCCAGTAAGGTCAACTTGCCTGACACGTCTCGCGAAGGTTTGCTTTTCGACACGACCGCAGGCGATGCGCTGATGACAATGGCCGGGGGGTTGATGTCCTGGATGATGCCAGCCAACGAGCCGTGGTTTGGTTTTGATCCGACCCGCGAACTACGCGGCTCTGACCGTGTCAAAAAGTGGACGCAGGAGTGCTCCGAACTGGCGCGGGAATACCTGAGCAATTCGAGCTATTACACCGAAGCGCACGAGGATCTACTCTCGCACTGTGGGTTCGGCACCTCGGCGCTCTACTACGCGCTGGAAGATGGCAAGCTTCGCTTCGAGCACCTTCCCACTGCGTCTTACTGCATCGAGGAGAATCGCTTCGGCGTGGTCGATGTTTTGTTTCGCGAGTTTGAGTGGACTATCGAAGAAAGCGCCAAGCATTTCGGCGCTGATAACCTGTCCACCAAGTCCCGCGAAGCCCTGGCCGACGACACAAAGAAGCTCGCCAAGATCAAGATTCTGCATGCCGTTTACCCACGGCCAGAAAGCGAGCGCCCCGACAACGAGATTGCCCGCATGGCCGACTGGGGCAAAGCCTTCGCAAGCTACTACGTCGAGCTTGGTGAGAAGCACACGCTGAAGGAATCGGGCTTCGATTA